GTTCGCGATTGGCGCTATACGATCCGCATCGCCAATATCGACGTTACGCTACTCGCGGGCGGCTCGGCGGCGAATCTGATTAACGGTCTGATCCGTGCGGTGCACCGTCTGCCGACTGCTCCGGTCGAAGTTTCGACTGAGCAGAAGACTGATGCCCCGGATGGTGGGCAAATGCAAATGGGCCGTTGCGTGATTTATTGCAATCGCGTCGTTCGCACTTACCTGGATATTCAGGCCGTCAATAAGACCAACGTTCTGCTTCGTCTCGCTGAGTGGCAGGGCAAGACCATCACGACTTTCCGTGGGATTCCGATTCGCACTTGCGATCAGATCCTTTCCACGGAATCGCGTGTCGTTTAAGGAGAATCGAAATGATTGTCGACGCATCGCTACTCTTCAGCGGCGCTCAGAGCGCGACTGGTGTCTTTTCCGGTCAAGCTCTTACCACCACCGCTGTTTCCACCAACATCATCGATCTGCAATCGGCTGCGATGGTTTCGGGTGCTGGCCTGACTCCTCCTGCTCAGCAGGGCCGTGATCTTGGTATTGCTCCGGAATGGTACCCTATTCAGGTGAAGTCGTTTGTGGTTACTTCCCTGACTGGCGGCACTTCCATCAACGTTCAGGTGCAAGGTGCCCCAGATAGTGGCTCCGGTACTCCCGGTTCTTATTACACTATTTTTGAATCTGGTGTAATTACCGTGGGTAATGCGACGCTGGCTGGTCAGGACCTTATGGATGCGGCCATCGCTTCCATTCCTGCCGGTTACGCGATCCCTCGTTTCCTGCAACTGAACTATGTCATCGTGGGGACGATGGGTGCGGGTTCGGTCTTCGGTGGCCTGATGCTGGGCACCGATAATATTCCGACCGGTCCGCTCGGGGCTCTTTCTGGCTACAAGCCCGGATTCATTGTTAACAATTAACCTTAATGGGGGCTTCGGCCCCCTTTTTAGGAGAATATCATGGAAGTCAAAGGATCGTCCGGGATTACCGGCAAGAAGAGCGAACTTCCGCGCTACCGGATTACGGAGAAGTGCTACATCAAGGATCGTGTTTTGGATCCGGAGTCGATGCCGCTCGAGTCCAAAGAAACGGACGAGGAAACCGGTGATGTGATTGAACAACGCAAGCCTCTGATCATCACGTTTGAGGGGGTTCCGGGGTATTTCATGGAGCCTATTAACGAAGCGGCCAAAGCGCAAGTCGAGAAGTATAAAAACAAGTCTGGGGTCACGTCGGAGATGAATCCTATTAGTTCTCTCTCGATGGTAGTGTAATGGACCAGACGACGATCTGTAACATGGCGCTATCGTTGGCCGGTACTCGGTCGACGATAGCCAATCTTGCTGAGCAATCGGCGGAAGCCATTGCTCTAAATGTTTGGTACAACCAAACTGTTACAGACGTCCTTCGTTCGGCTCATTGGAATTTTGCTCGGAAGCAGGTGCCATTGGCTTTGTTGCAGGCTCTTCCGGTGAATCCGGGAGCTATATATCCCGGACCGCCCCCTGCTCTGCCGTCCAATGTTCCAGTGCCGTGGACTTACGAGTATGCCTACCCTTCTGATTGCGCTAGGCTTCGCTATTTGCTTCCTCAATTTCAATCTACTCCGGGAAATCTACCGGGAATCCCGACGACCCCTGACTTCATCGGACCTCCGGTGCGATTTCTTGTACACAACGATGATGCCATTCCGGGGAATCCGCCCGGGCAGGATACTTTAGTAATCTTGACGAATCAGACGGCGGCTTTTGCAGTTTATACTAAAATTGTTACAAATACGCAGATCTGGGACCCGGACTTTACAAACGCCTTTGCACATATATTAGCTTCGCGTACATGCTATGCGTTGAAGGGTGATAAGGCGCTGGTAAAGTCTTTGTTCGAACGCGGGCAAATGATTTCGAAGGACGCTCAGCGTACGAATGGTAACGAGAACCTCGTGGTGCAGGACGTGGCTCCGGACTGGATGAAGGTTCGTGGATTCGCGAGCGACTGGAGTTTCCCGGACGGTGGTTTCTATTTCTTTGGCCCGCAGGCCATGACTTTGGTGATGTAGATGTCAGAACTGGTAGTTGCTTATTCTTCATTCGCTGGCGGGGAAATTTCCCCGGCCCTGTGGGGGAGAACTGATCTTGCCAAGCATAAAGTCAGCGCAGCGCTACTTCGTAATTTTCTGGTAGATTTTAGGGGGCCAGCGTTTAATCGCCCCGGCACGTCATTCGTAGGAATTGCGGGGTTTGGCTCGAGCCCGACCCGTGGTATCCGGTTTGTATTTAGTACCGGCCAGTCCTACGACTTGATTTTTGGTAACCTGACGTTGCAGCTTGTGTCTAATGGCGGTATGGTGCTTAATGCCACAAAGACCGTGACTGCAATGACTAATGCCAACCCGGGGGTGTTTACTTCTGCAGCGCATGGCTATACTAATGGGACTATTGTAACGTTTCCCACTTTGGTTGGAGTGCCACAACTAAGCATCGGGCAATTTTTGATAGCGGGGGCTACTACTAATACTTTTACTCTGACTGATATTTTTGGCAACGCGATCGATACTACTTTGTTCGGGGTGTTTTCCTCCGGTACGATAGCTTCAATTTACACAGTAACGTCTCCATACGCGGCGACGGACCTTGCTCTGCTTAAGTACAATCAGAGTGGCGACACTATTTTCTTGACGCATCCCAATTACCCGCCGTACGCGTTGAAGCGTGGTGGAGCTACCAATTGGACGTTTAATCCAGTTTTCTTTAATCCATCAGTGAGTCCGCCGCAACCGGCTACTATCACCCCTTCGGTAGCTGGGTCAACTACTTATGTATACTGTATTACGGCGGTTGGGGTTAACGGCCAAGAAAGTTTCCGGTCCCCGGCTATATTCACGACTTCCAGCGCCACCATGTCGGCTTCGGGCGGTGGGCATATTACTGTGACGTTTCCACCGTACGCATTAGGGCCGAATTCAACTATTAGTGTTGTCGGATATAATGTCTATCGGATGCCGGAAGTACCGGCTAGCGCTCCCGCTGGTAATGCACAATTCGGGTATGTTGGGTTCGTGCCTTTTACTGGTAATAACTTCACTAATAATGGTGTCACGCTGACGTTTGTTGATACCAACATCAACCCTGATTTTACTAGGTCGCCGCCAGTTCAGAGTCAACTGTCGCCCACCAATTACGGCACTATAAATACCACTGGTCTATCTACAGGAACTGGGTACCAAGTTGGTGACCAGATTTATGTTGGAATATCCGCTGCAGGTTTCGCCGGGCAACCGGGGTGGGCACCATCTATAATGCAAGTAACTTCGGTTTCGGCTGGGGTCATTACTGCCGTTACGCCGATCACCCCGGGGTTTTTAGGTAGTGGCAGTTTGTATATTGCTAATGATTACCCATGTCATGGGACTGGGGCTACCTTCTTCCCAACTCATGGCTCAGCATCAAATAATTATCCTTCCTGCTCGGCGTTTTTCCAGCAAAGGTTGGTTTTTGGTGGGTTCTCTCTAAACCCGACTCAATTGATTTTCAGTCGTTCTGGTGACTTTTATAATTTTACGTATTCCACTCCTTCGCAGGCGAGCGATTCCATATCCGCCACCATCGTGTCGCGGGAAGTGAATATCATCAAGCATTTGGTGCCGATGACGTCTCTTATCACGCTTTCCTCGGACGGAGCGTGGAAGATTGATGCCGGTCAGTTTGGTGGCGCGATTACCCCAACTACTCTGCAGGCCACCCCACAGGCGTACGTGGGCGCTTCAGATCCGACACCCATCGTGATCAACTACGACATCCTCTACGTGCAGGCTCGAGGGTCGGTAGTGCGGGATCTTAATTACAACTTCTACGTGAACATCTACACCGGCAACGACATTTCAATGCTGGCGGACCACCTTTTTTATCCGCACACTATTAAAGAGTGGGCGTGGGCGCAAGAACCCAACCGGATCGTATGGGCGGTCCGCGATGACGGAATTCTCCTGTCTCTCACTTATGTAAAAGAACAGGAAGTTATGGGGTGGTCCCATAACGACACGCAAGGTGATTATCTGTCGGTCGCCTCCATTCCGGAAGGAAATATTGATGCGGTATATTTCATCGTGGGCCGGTGGCTGAATGGTAAATACATCCAGTTCATCGAAAGACAAGTCCCGCGCATCACAGGTTCTGACCCAGCTGTTGGCTATCCCGGCGACCCTTCTCGTTCTTGGTTTCTTGATTGCGGTCTTGGTTATAATCCTATTCCGGGTACTGCTAAT